TTGTAAAAAGAAATCAAAATATTGATTTTTTATTCTTCCAAGGTTTACTGATCCTGCAGGTTTTGGATTTTCAGGATCAAGTGAAAAAGAGTACATGTAGAAGGGCTTTGTTGGCACTCGTGTATGATAGTCGAGAAACTGTGTTGTCCCGAGATAGACGCCAGTGGCCCATAACGGGTCCACGCGGCGGATACCTTCGAAATATATACCCATCGAATTGAGTTGATTTATGTTTGAATATGTATTTGACCAATACTGACTGCTCGTTCCTCCCTGTGCAGTATTTGAATAGTCAAACCAGTAATCTGGTGCGATCGAAGAACTGTTGCGAATTGTAAAAAAGATTTCTTTTACTGGGTGAAGAAAGTCGGTCACGCACCGAACATTGGCGCTCTGGTTCGTCACGTCAAACTGCGCGATTTCAACGCTTTCACCCAAGTATATAACAGGCCCTCTGTTTTTGATAAAGTTCTTTTCTGGTTCGCTCAGGACTACAAATTCTGTATAAAAATTAAATTGCATTGATGGAATGAAAGATGGGATAGATGTTCCCGACAAGAAAGAAGACGGTGGATTGAGAGATATGCGGAAATTCATTCCAGGAACAAGGGGAAGCCCGTGTCGGAGGCACTGAAAAGGAAGGGGCACTGTGAATTTGAAAGGCGCCATCGACCAGTTTGCTGGAGTAAAAGTCGATGTGGGAGTTCCGCCACCGATTATGCTTGTGAGAGCCGCCTGCTTGCTTGTGGGGATCTGGCACTCGTTAAGAATACCTATATATTCTCCCCATAGTCTTTCTATGAGTTCTGTTCCCGAATAAAGTTCAACGTAATCTATCATAAGAATTCCCGCCTGGGCATTGAAGGATACGCCGAGGTTGGTTCCGAAAGTGAACGCCAAGTACATGGATGTCATGAGGTCTCCATTGAGTGGTATTTCAGTAGATACTTCGTCTCCGAATGTAGGAACATTCTTAAAAGGAACATCTATGACTCGGCTCGCGTATAGCCCCTGGGCAGGATAAGCCTCCTTGAAAAAGGTTATTTCAGGTTTACCCGACAAGACAATGTCCTCCTGACCAAGTTGGGACAAAAGTTGCCGCCCAGCCATCTACTACTACTGATACATAATTCCAGACAGCCCATTTTCAACACGGAGAATATTATAGTTTACAGCGAATATCCGAACGGTCTTTGTAGCCAGGGATGTCAGCTCTGGTAATGTAAACTGAATATTCTTTTGATATATTCTGCTCATATTGACTGAACCAGTGGGTCTTGAGTTAAGGGGATTCCTGCACAAGGGTATCACATATAGATTGCGTGTGGGCTGCCGGGCATACTTCTCAATGGGCCCTACGAATCGCATGAAATTATCATCCATTGTACTCGCGTCTATGTAGTCTTCGCCGTTGAAGTTTATGGACACTCCGATTCCAGTATCTGTATCATAGACGTATGGACCGTCTGTCGCGTCCTGGATGATGAAATAGATCTCGCGAATAGATCCTTGAAAGTTCAAAGGGAAAGTAAGACCAGCATTCAGGCGAAACTCCGAATACTGCAATTGTCTAATTATATACTCCTGACGATGTCTAATAAACCAGTTAATCTCTGGATCTGATAAATAAGCGTAATCTACTACCACTGATGTCGTGATGGTTGCTGGAGTCGGCAGGACTCCAGGTTGTACGAGTAAACTCTGGAAGTCATTGAATGTTACCCATACTTCTAGATCCTGGAGGGTCAAGGCGCAGATGGGCAAGGACAACTCGGCAGACCCGTAGAAAAAGAAGGGCAAGTTTATGTAATATGTTCGAGGATTATACACAATTGATGAATCTTGTTTCCCCGTGAGAAGCGTTAGACCTGGCTGGTTTTCTTGGGGAACAAATAAATCATTATAAATTTCAATCATCTCACCAGTCAGCGTCTGTATGGATTGCCCACCCATCCGTAGTTCAGCACTTTGCACGAGATAAGTTCCGACCGAGTCTACGTAAGAATAAGAAGTAGTAGAACCCGTGCTCGTCATGCCGACTATAGTAAAGTATGTATTTGCTGTAACATTTGTGTATATTTGACCATCATAAGATCCTGTAAAACCGACTCGTATCTGGTAATTGTTGGCCACTTCAGCAGATGTAGGAACAGGTATTATAAGATCTGTAGTGTAGCCTCCTTGTAGACCCACGGGCAGGATTCGCGATGCTACGAGGGCAGCCTGACTCGCGTTAGCAGGAACGAGAGACGCCGCCAAGATGGCATCAGTCGCTCCCGACCATACTGTAATATTTGATACATATGCATTACTCGTTTCAACATAAGCACCTATCCTGTACTGAGACACGTTACTAAAATTTAGGTTTCCTCCTCCAGTAACGGATGTATGAAAAGAGTTCCCATAAGTATTGGAAATTGAATAAAGATTTATACTTGAAGTACTTAATTTGTAGTTTGCCGCGTAAGTGTTACTCGCCCTTATGAGGAGGCCGTTTTGCCTAAAGTCATTTTGTTGAGAAATCTTTGGAAAAGTATTTGAACCAAAATATTCTATTCCAAAACTCGTTGTTGATATGGCGTTACCAAGGGCATTCGTATCATTTGTGGAAACAATTATAGAATAATTATTTTGACTAGGGCTGACGACTTGCACGGGGAGCGTGAAGCTGACGCTCGGACTCGATGCCTGGGGACTGTTCCACTGAGAAACCACATTAGCCTTACCAAACTTGTTGAGCCCTATGAGTTGTTGCTCAATGAGGGCTACGGAACTAATTGTGTTTGCTGAATTTACAGAAAGGGTTCCAAAAATATTATAAAGTCCAGTCGTTCCAAATGCGAAAGTATTACTCAATGTATTTGCTGTGACCTGTTGGGTGATCCCATTTCTCGCAAGATTTGAAAAGGGTAGAGTATTATTTATAATTGCAGCATTTGCGCCAACTGTCCAAAACTCGTTTAGATCTTCCACAAGAACTTCCATATCAGCGCCAATAGCACCCAAGGTTGCGCCTTCAAATTCTACAAAATAATATTGAGTAGTATCTGTTACATTGACTGGTAATACAGCCTTTGTATTTTGGCCCGCGAACTGCACGTTATAAGTATAAATATAGTCGTAATCATATCCAATGGCGTATCTAGAATCAGTGGATATATGACCAATTCCTATACGGGTAGGAGCGCCAAGGCCAGTAGCGGTAATAGTAACTGCATAAGTTCCTGGATATTTAAACTGAAGATTTCCCACTTTGGGCGTATATGACATGAAAGATCTTACACCAATAACATTTGAAAAATTCTGAAATTGAATGTATATAGGAGTAGTAAACTGAGCGAGTGGGTCTGTTTTGGGTTGATTAACGGGAGTACCTTGGGCAACCGCAGAACCCGAGGATTTACTAGGTCCAACGAACAATAGAGAGTTGGATGCGTTCGTAGTAGCGGATGCATTGTAGGGTTTCCAGCCAGACTGAAGAACTGTAAAGTTTGTAGGTCCTCCGCCATTAAAGTTCCAGTACGTTGCTGGTTTGTTATTAATAGTCCCTGTACTAGAGAATCCATTGGGATCTAGGCCCCAAAACACACCTATTGTAGTCACATCTGATGTGTAGACGGCCACACTCGCAACGGATACCGCCAACTTAAATTGCCCCAATGAAGAACTATATGAAATATATGGCGACAGGTCCGAACCAAGCCATGAAGGCGTCGGAGTCGACACTATGAAAAAAGTCTGAACGCCTGCCGAAGTATTTGACTGTGTAGTGCTTCCGTTTATAAAAAGATAGGGCTGGGGATTCATGTTCTGAACGGGCTGATTCCACTGGAATTGGGTGCTTGCTGGGAAAATCTGAGGTAAAGTGACTGAAAGGGTCGTGGACTGTATCATGTCCCCTTTAAAGGGAATGCGGCAGATGGCCTGGCTTCCCCAATTAATTTTTTGATTTTGAAAAGGAATATTGAATGATTGAACACTAAAAGGAGTATGCCGTCTATACACTCCCCTGAAGTATGTAACTTGTGGGGCGCCTGTAAGGTAGGCGTCTTGCATTCCGAGAGCGGCGAGTTGAACCTCTCCTGCACTCATTCTACTAACTTGCTTGAAAAAAAGGAGGCTCACGGGGCTGCGGTCTCCTGGGCCGCGAAATATGTCCGCAACTCCCAGGATGACTGTTCAATTGAGAAAATTCGACCCCAGAACAATGGCGGATGACAAGGTCTGTATTTTCATCGGTAAGCGTGGCACTGGAAAGACGAGTCTCGTTACGGATATCCTCTGGCACAAGAAGCACTTGCCAGCGGGCATCGCCATGTCAGGCACAGAGGAGGGTAATGGTCACTACCGCAACTTCATCCCCGACCTCTTTGTATATGGAGAGTACAACAAGTCGGCTATAGAAAAGATTATAGATAGACAAAAGAGAAATATAGCCGCCGGCAAGGTCTCGCCCGTCTTTATTCTTATGGACGATTGCATGTATGACCGAGCATTTATGAGAGACTCGTGTATACGCCAACTCTTTATGAATGGCCGTCACTGGAAGATATTCTTCATGATGACAACTCAGTACTGCATGGATATGACTCCTATGATTCGGACCAACGTGGACTATGTCTTTGTTCTTCGAGACAACGTTCGTCAGAATCGTGAAAATCTTTACAAGGCTTTTTTTGGAGTTTTCCCAACATTTGACCAGTTCTGTCAGGTGATGGATGCCTGTACTGAGAACTACGAGTGCCTAGTCCTGGACAACACCTCTAAGAGTAACGATGTTCAAAACTGCGTCTTTTATTACAAAGCAACTCTTAGGAAAAACTTCCGTTGTGGGTCGGCGGCCCTTTGGGACTTTCATCGTCGTCACTACAACCCCAAACACGGTCTGGCTGGCTCCAAGCCAGGGGGACTAGCCAGGAAGCCTACGAATACTATAGTCGTAAAGAAGGTCTAGAGACGTCCGAAGGACTCAGATCCCAGGCCCGCGGCCCACTGTGTTCAAAAAATTAAGATATAACCATAAATGGAGCCGTATGATGCGAATGGCTCTACTGATATCTCTTCCGTAATACCCCAGGGTCTTCTTGAGGAGCCGCTGAATCCCCCGGAAAAAAACGTTGGAGAATCTCAAATGGCGGAGTTTTCAACGTCACTTGATGAAATCGTCCCCCCTGGCGGGCAGATGCAAATGCAGAATATGGCGATGGGTCAGGTCCCGCCCCCATCCGCACCTATCCAGCAGCAGCAACAGCAGGCCCATCACGGAAAGATCCCATTTAATATGACTCCCGAGCAGTACATGGCAGCCCTGGCTGGCCTGGCGGCGGTGGTGGCTGGGTCCAAGCAAGTCCAGGAACGCATAGGAACTTTCTTTCCCAACATCGAGGAGGGTTCAATGACGGCCATGCTCATCACGGCCCTCGTGGCGGCTCTGGTTTTCTATGCAGCTCAGAAGTTCTTATAAAGAAATAAACTTAAATATTTCTATGACTTCTAATAAATACATACATCACGTACAAACTTCGTTAATTAATGCACTTTCACAGAAATCCAATGTTGCTCTGGATATTCTAAAAATGGAAGGAATGTCTGGCCGTCTCACTCGACACCTTTATAATAATTTACTTAGCATGGATGATGCAAGATATCTGGAGATTGGCGTATGGCTGGGTTCCTCCACATGTGCAGCCATGTGCGGTAATCGGGCCAGCGTTGTTTGTATTGATAATTGGTCGGAATTTGGCAAGGCCAAAGAATCTTTCATGAATAGTTTTAATAAATATAAAGGTCAAAATAACGCGATTTTTATAGAAGACGATTGTTTTAATGTGGATGTATCAACACTTCCAAAGTTTAATATATATTTATATGATGGAAATCATGAGAAAGAGTATCATTACAAAGCGCTTTCTCACTATTACAATTGTCTAGATGATATTTTTATTTATATTGTTGATGACTGGAATTGGCTCCATGTGCGAGAAGGTACAATGGATGCAATTAGACAGTTAAACTTGAATATATTGTGGGGCCGTGAAATTAAGACAACGGACGATGATACGCATCCGCCGTGGGGAAGTCCCGACCAATTGGCGTGGCACAATGGATGTTTTATAGCCGTAATTTTGAAGGAACCTAGGGCCTAATATTCTCGCCACAGTAGGGTCCTACATTACCCATAGTATACAGCCCGTGCTCTGAGCAGTACTGCTTGAAATCTTTAAAGTTTTTCCAAAAGTTGGACGAGTGCTCGTATTCCGATACGGACGAGTGACACAGCTCGTGAATAAGCACGTGCATCGCTGTATTGACCCTGGTTTCTGGGTCAATACTCGGATCCATATCCATACATATGTAAATTTCGTATCCTTTGTTGACGTTAAATCCTATTGCCCCCTTGGACTTGTTCCAGCCATTCATGGCCGTGAGGATGACGCGATTCTTTATTGGCTCCCAGCGCGGGTCGAGGTTGGCGTCCGTGTGGAGTGTCCAGAGGAGCCTCTCGTATCTCTGCTTGATCTGAACCAAAAGTGGCGGCTGATCATTGAGGACAAGGATCGCCACAAGGAGTCCCAAGAGCAGCATGGCTACAACGCCCTTCATCTATTATACCTTTCGAAAAGAAAACTTGGTGTACAAATCTGAAATGAGACCATTAGGCCTGGGGATCATGGGCTCCCACATCAGAACCTCGAATCCGAGCCTCTCTATAAATTCAGGGCCATCGAGCATAGGCTCTTCACGCGGCCCATCTGCATAGAAAGGGCCGTCGGCCAAGTTGACCCAGAGTCGGTCTCCTCGGATTTCAAGGGTATTGCCGAGGCGGTCACTCCATGGCTGACCATTTGTAAGCATCTCGGCCCTGGCCTTTTCAGGAACTATACCTATGAGAAGACCTCCAGGAGGCAGAACACGCCTGATAGCCTCCAGGGACTCTTCGAAACAGTCAACTATGTAGTGTAGTGAAAAGTTGTAGCACACAATGTCAAAAGCCCCTTCTACGTGACGAATATCTCCAGGACCGATAATCTGGACCTGACTCCGGCTCTCCAGGGCCCGAACCCTCGCTTCTCTGAGAGATTCTTCATCGGGATCGATTGCTACGACTTCAGCCTGTTTTAACATTTTCCACTTATGAAGATCGCCTCCACGGCCACAGCCGCAGTCGAGGACGCGAGCTCCAGGCCAGACATAGTTTCCTATGATATCTCTTTTGCACTTGTTGTGCAGTTTACGCATCTCTTGCGTCATTTTACTTAAAAAATAAGAGCCCCTTACTTTTAAATGGGTTCTCTCGAGCCAGACTACCTGACGATCCCCGGCCAACTCTTTGCCTGCATTTCGTTCGTCGGCCCTGACCAGCCACAGAAGAATGACCTCCTGGGCATGAAGATTCGTGGGTGCTTCCCGACCCGTGATGAGGCCGCGAGCCACGCCAAGCGCCTCCAGAAGGAGGATGGCCTGTGTGACATCTATGTCGTCGACATGTACAAGTGGCTCCTGATCCCACCGAATCGCGATCAGATCGACAATGTTCACTATGCCAATGAGAAGCTCGAGGAGATTATGGTAAAATATCGCGAGAATCAGTCGCAGGCCGCCTCCATGTTCGAGAAGCGCAAGCGCGACATGATGGCCAAGCCCCTTGACGGCCCGTATCCCTACGCCGATCCTTCGGATGAGAACTCTGTGTACTATAACCGCCCCGATGTACCCCCAATTCCTCACCCTGCAGAGATCTTTGATAAGCTCAAGGAGGAGTTCCCTGAGAAGGATGAGGAGGTCCTACGTCGTATGGCTGCTGCCGAGGTAAGCCTTGAGATCGCCAAGCGCAAGAAGGAGGATGAGGAGCGGCGCTTGGCTGGAGCGGAGGACCCAAAACTCCAGTCACAGAATACAAAGGATGGCGACCCAGCGGTTCCCATCAACGAGGTATCCCCAAATCCTGCATTTAAATTCTAAGTAAGTTAGTAGATGTGGCTCACTCTTATAAGCCTGGCCATAGTCCTGTGGCTGCTTTCAACTGCCTACGGACTTTTACCTATGCTCAAACCTCCCGCGTGGGATAATCCTTTTGCGAAAACCCCATACT